ATGGCCACATCCCTCCCTCTGGATATGGCACTCTACGTAGGTCTTGTACTGATCGCTCTCTGGATAGGTTATCGTCTCTATATCTCCTTCGCTATGAACAGTGAAGGGTTCGCCAGCGGCGCAGGAAATTACAAGTTTGTAATGTACTATGCTGATTGGTGTGGACATTGCCAAAGCACTAAGCCGACGTTCACACAACTGGGCTCTACACAGACCATCGGCGGGAAGACGGTCGATATAGCAATGGTAAACCCAGAGACGAATCCCGAGCTTGTGATGGGACCGAAGATTGCGGGTTACCCGACAATCCGTCTCTTTGGACCGAACGGACAGATGGTGGGTGATTACAACGGCGATCGCTCTCTGGGCGATTTCCAGAGCTTTCTGGCTCAGAACGTAAAGTAGACAACCACGTTAACCCCCCTTCCTCCAACCACTGTTCAGTGGTGGTTTTTCCTATATTGAATAAGTCATTTCGGTCCTGTTGATTAAGACTGAGATGCCACGCAGGGAACCCACTAACTGTAAAGCGAATTATATTAGGACCAGTCGGTTTTAGACTCGGTGAGGTGTGTGTTTTGAAGTGGAGAATCTTTGGTATATATTCACCCAGACTCGTCGGTTCTTTTGTAGTTTGAGAGGCGAAATCTAATCCGATGGCAGATGCTCGTGCACTCTCATCAGGAAGATAGATCCAGGGGAAATTACAAGCAACACCCCCGTCGACAAGAAGATGCCCATCAATAGGATTACGGAAAGGGCAGAAGAAGAAAGGAATCGACGTCGATGCACGTAAAGCGTCGATCAGTTTCATTGTAGGAAATGATCTACTATCCAGGATGACTGCCTTAGTGTCGGTCAAGTCGGTGCAGGCGATATGCAGACCTGGGATCTCCTGCATAGTGTATTCTGACGAACCCGGTTTCACCTCTTCCAGCATCAATTTGAGATTTGATACAAATGCCTCGCCGGAATCGAGTCCCCAATGTGTGCTGAATGACATGATATTATTGAGATCTACATCCCTGAACTTGGCGAAGTCGATGGTCGTAAAGACACTATGTAATTTAGCGTAGGGAGTCTTCAGACTCAGGAGCGTGGCAAGGATCGCCCCAGCCGAATTCCCCCAATAGTCCTTCACACCCGCGAATTGAGGGAGTCTGTGCAGTACGTCAAGTGCCCCCATGAAGGTTACACATCGAGGCCCACCCCCTGCTATTACAAGGTGTCTGAGCATCTTATTATCAGACACCATATAGCATTTAAGCGGATAATGCCCATTAACAAAATCTCACTGCGGAGCAATGAGTGCTGGGTCACAGGCCCCGCCAAAATTAGATCCGACAACGCTCTATGATGAGCAGGAGAAACGGGATGCCTTGCGTCTTAAGACCTATAACAATATACTGGAACAGGTTCATAACAAGATCAGAGTGATTGCACGCATGCCTACGAACGAGAAATCGTTGCTCTTCACTGTTCCCGAATTTGTACTAGGTGTCCCCCGATTCAATACACGTGACTGTATCCTCTATCTTGTCTGGAACCTCCGTCAGACGAGGTTCGATGTTCAGTATATCCCACCTACCCTACTGTACATCTCATGGCAGCGTCATGACACCCAATATAAAGAGGAACGTAGCCCTATTGTACAGACCCTCAAGAATGCTATCAATCCACCACCGGCGGAGGTACAACCAAAGCCGGTGATTAAGAAGACCACACATCAGTATCTACCGAGCCAGACGCCAGACAGCGGTGCTAAAAAGGTGACCTTCATATAACGTCTTGTATCAAAGTTAACTGCACACTGTGCACTTGACTTCAATATAAGTTGGTCTCAGAAGAAGAACGGATGATTGAATCCGCCTCCGCCACTATAGCCACCACCCATGCTACGCATAGGGACTGCTGCCGCCGTCGCAATCGACCCGATCGCCCGTGCCCCCTGCTTCAACAGAAGGTCAAGTAGGAGCAGAACGAAGATCCCTGTCATGACGAACAGTATGATCTCGATATGGTTAGACTCCGATCGCCCGATCTCCAGCTGGTCAATCTTGTTATATAGATCATTGATCCGCTTCTGAAGATCAGGGTCGCCTCCAACAGCAGCCCCAGCAAAGTTAACAGGGTTACCAGGTCTTTCGGCTTTAGTTACCATATTCCTGAGTTCATCCGTCCCCACTGCAGAGGTTTTTGCCTGATTCTGGGGAACGCGTTGATAGAGAGTGCTATAACCGTCTACAGAAGCACCGGGAAGAGGAGGAGTCTCGGCACTAACGGAAGGCGTGCGACTCTGAAACTGTTCATACCAGTTGGGTTCCAACATAAACTGCTTATCAAAGCCGGGCTCATCGCCACCGCCATTCGGGTAAGGGAAGTAGTCCTCGGCCGGATCAGCTGTGCCGATAAGGTAAGATGAAATAGAGGTAGTTGTGTCATTTCTTTCGGGAGACCCGCCAAGTAATTCGGCTGGGGGTCTAGGTCTATGTGCTGGCCGATCTGGCTCAATAACAGACGGTTCCTGTGGTGGCAGATTCGAGCGTTTCGCTCGGCGTGGCTTGAGTCGTCCTCTCTCGCCCGACGAGCCAGGATTCTCTAGCTGCGATCGCATTGGAGGCAGAACTGAATCATACGAATTTGTCTGAAAAGCCTCTTCAATTGAACAATACGACATCTTCTCCTGGAAGAATCACCCTATCTCCTGGGGTGATTTTCCATCCTTAAAACTTCGGCATAGACCGTAGATGAGAACACCAGCCTGGGTTCCCGCCACTGTACTAGCAGTCTGTGTATTATTGCTGACTATCAACTTCTGGTATCGTTTCTACAGATCAAGGGAGGGGTTCGATGGTAACCAACTGGCGAATTTAGCAAACCAGGTGCTGGGCTCGGCGTCGACCATCGCACCCGAGACCCCTCCGTCCGATATAGATATGGCTAAAAATTACTACAACTTCCTTCTCTATATCAAAAATGACTATTCAAAGGGGTTAAAATTTGTCTATGATCTGAATACCCGTATCTACGGATCAGCAGCGAAGATCCCAGATAATTTCGACCCACGTACTGTATTAAATAACTATGTTAATCCTTTGACTGGCATTTAGGATGCCGGCCTAGATTTTACTAGGTCAATTTAAGGATGCAAGGACCACCGCCAACACAATTCAAAGGACCTGTCTGGTTACCACCCGTAGATATCGATATGATCGTCGCTGCCATATTGATTGTAATGGGAGCAAATATAGAGATTGTACCCGATAAGTATCGTATTTATATCGCGAATCCATTGGCGATTCTGGTAGGTATGCTTATTGCTGCTGGATTCGCTGCATTGGGGATGATACCACTTGCTTTTGCTACAGCATTCGCACTTGTAAATCTGGTACGGATAATACCAAAGAAGCCATCTGCAGCCCGTAAAGGCAGCCCCGGTGTAAAGGAGGGATTTGTTCCATCGGGTGCAATCGACTGGGTTATAACTAATAAGAAGTGGTTCGTTGAAAAGGTACTGATGGAGCGACCTATTGCTATCCAGGAGAAGGAGGTGAGCACATATCCTATCCAGGCGTAACGTCTTAGGTTCGCGATATAATAGTAAGCAGACCATTCCTAAGCTGGGGGTACTTGGCGGTAGTACCCGGTAACGTCTTGTTCATCTAAGAACTCCCCCAAGAAGGGAGTTCTTAGATCAACAATAGTAACCAAGCCAGTCCCAAAGATAAGCACCCCTGCTTATCTTGGGTACTTGGCGGTACATATTTATATCTCAAAATCAGATGAGCTATCGTATAGTCGAACTCAGTACTCTCCTCTTTCTGGGTTGGATTCTTGTCTGGTTGACATTCCCATTTGAACAACACTATGACGAATCGTTACGTGCGTACGCTAGAGAGCCAGTATTCCGAATTCTGTTAGGGATTCTACTAGTGATAGCGTCTAGATTCAGTCAACCTGTAGCCTTACTCCTCTTTGTAATTATCTTCTTCTGGATCACCGACGTTCACCTGATATCAAATATTCAGTTTAAGTAAGGAATGCCAAGAAAGGCAAAGAGACCCCAATTCCTACAAGTTGTTGGGGGGAGTCTACACCCAACATTACCTAATATGCACCCGACGGCAGCCTCTACTGCCGCCGCGGCAGCAGCAGCAGCACCGCACTCTCAAGACGCTATCTCGGCTACCTTAATGACCATGGGTGCGAACCCCTATGTGATCGGTATCTTCTATATGTTCCTGAATCTGGGTGGTCGATTCCTCTCACTTGAGCTGACGAAGAAGCAGGAGCAGTTTCTCTCTCAGCCCTATGTGCGACCCTTCATTCTCTTTGCTGTACTATTCATAGCAACCCGTAATCTTGCGGTCGCGTTCTATGCTTCGTTAATTATCCTCTCCGTTCTCTGGCTATTTGCAAATGAGAATAGCATGCTCTGTTTGATACCGAGTTGGCGTGTTAAGCAACCTGATCACGCAGCCACAGACAAGACATATGACGAGACAATGGCAAAGTTACAAAAGAAAAAAGACGAAAGTCACCACGATGAAGGGCACCACGATGAAGGGCACCACGATGAAGGGCAGCACGAAGACCAAACCAGTCATGAGGAGACGCATCAAGACGATGACAGCCCTAACGAGTCACACAATGAATAAAGATAAGCAGGAGGTGCTCAACTTCGGTACCAAAAAGTTAAGTATATACTGTACACTTAACTTTTCACGTTTTTAAGACATTAGACCATCAGACTGATAGAGGCTCCCGCCGCCGCAGGCTTGGCCTTACGATTACCACCACGTCCCGATTTGCGTGCCGCAGACTCAGACCCGTTCATCGTAGTGGAAGTATAGACACTCTGATTGTCCTCAGCTACATCCGGTCGTGGCGGTGGAATAAATCCGTTAGAGACAGGCTCACCGCGATCTTCAGCCTCAAAGGCCTTCAAGATATCCTCCACGCCGCTAGGGCCCCTCATCTCACGGCGTGCCGTCTGAACGGTAGGAGCCGGCTGCTCATCCGGCTGCCATCCCATATTGGAACCATTATCTCCACTAAAGGGTGTCGGTTCCTGGACGGATTGCCGCCGCCCGCCACCGGGCTGACCCATGCTCACAAAGTTAGCGAAGCCAGGGCCGACAGCCTGCGATGCAGCCGCCTGGGCAAACTGGCGTGCCAACTCAGGATTTCGCTTCAGAATATCGTCCATACCAGGCATTTTGGACTTGAAGAACGTATTTGTCACGTGACACATAGCCGCACTCATACCAAGGGTCATCACTAGACGGACCTCAGGAGCAACCTTACTGCGGTCCTTGTATTTGTCGTAGAGCTCCTCAAAGATCTCATCGAAATCATCCTGGTTTTCGTTAACAGATTCTGACCACCCCTCAAGGTTGACGTCGACTGGGTTGAACCGCTGGTTGAGGAATTCAAGGCCTGTGACAGCGGTGACAAGCATCTGTCGCTGGAACTTGATAGATTTCTCAAGGCCAGCAGAGTCGCTGAGTCGGACAAATTCGGCCTTGATCTCTTCTAGTGAATTAGTCATGTTCATCTTAGCCCCCTCAATCCCCTTGGTCTGAAGACGACGGAGCTTGTTCAGCAGAGCAGCCTTCTCCGTTGCCTCCTGCTCAGGCGTCATTTTAGGTAGAGAGGCAACCGCGGCTGCCGCCGTCCCTGATTCGCCAATAGGAAGTGCATCAAGGTTCTCGGTGGAATACGAGTTAGAGCGGTTGATATGAATAGTGTCACCGCCATACGAGGGAGTCTCTAGAGAGACGGTCTTAGCCGTGTCCTCGATATTGATAAACTCGATTCCAGATCCCAGGGAGTTCGGTGCGACGGGCGGTGGGTTATTGATCTCAAAAGTCGACCCAGAGCTAGAATAAGGGGTGGCAGTTACGTCCCCCCCATCACGCTTAGGACTAGGTGATACCTTGTTCTGATTGGCCAGTAGGTCCATGTCCAGATTTCTCGTGGCGTTGGGGCCGTTTCCTAGGTCCGTAACATCAAGACTGATGATATCATCAATATTTGCCGTATTTGATGCGAAGTTAGACAAGTCAGCAAGAGAGACACCGGGACTGCTCATTCTGCTTTCTATTCGTTTTACAGTGGGTGTTTAGGTGATTTTATCTGTTAGAACGCAAACACATCAAAAATGCGTCAGCCAGATCGGACCGTTTCTTCTTGCTCAAAAAATGGTCCCGCCATGGACCCGCCGCGAGTTTGGTCAGCACAAGGGCCTCTGCACCGTCTTTGCGTGCCTTGTAGTCCCCGCCTGCTGCCTCGACCTCTTCGGCGACCTCTTCGGTCTTCTTTGATGCGTGGACAAAAGAGATCCGCCCAGTCCAGTCATGTTCTACTCGTAACCTATGAGCCAGAAGTGTAAACAGTATGATCTGTACCGATTTCATGGTAGGGGCGTCGAAAACGGGCTGATTCTCTATGCGGATCTCGACGGCCTTTGCAAAGTCCACCAGGTATTTGTCCAGAAAAGCCTCCATCGCCTCTAAGATGACAATCAGGTCAGTCTTAATCGTATTTTTAGGCTTTGTGTAAGGAAGCAGATAACGCGTCTGTAGTTCACGCATGTAGTCCTCCTTCTTAGGCTTTGAACCAACAGTCCAGCTCTCGGTCAGAGCAAATGCCTTTAACGATTTCAGATCTAACTTGACTAAACTAGAGGGCAACCCCTTCAATGTGGTTAGACCCTTTTTAACGCATTTTTTACACCAGATAGCTCCAGCGGAATCGGTCCAGCTCGGCGGCCCACCGCATACACAACGTGAAGCAGTCTGTGAATCGGTCCCTGCCAATAGATCGTAATTTGTCCAGGTATCGATAGTAAACTCTGTACCACTCACGTCAGCCAGGCAGAAGGCAAGATTACGAATACCCAGATCAAAGGCAAGTATATACATTCCAAAATCTATATAAACCCTATTTAAGCTTGATTCTTCAAGAATGGCAGACCTCTATCTCACTATGGCAAAATACGGATGGAGAGATATTCACTACAGCAATTTGTTTCTTCCTGGAGAGACTCCGACTATGGATAACCCATATACATGGTCAATAGGGCTCTATACGGGTCCTAACCACACGCTCTGCGTTAAAGAGTGTTCAACCCTTGACGAAGCACAACGATTTGCTTCTCCGAAAGGAAATACCATATCAGAGGCAATCACTAAAGCTCGAATCCTCTTAGAGGACCCATATGGTAGACGTAAGCTAGGTATTTTCCCGCGATACCATAGGGTAGATGCCTACAGGTATTACGCGGACCGGTAATCGTGCCGATGGTGCCTTAGTTATTGTCTATCATATGGACGGAGCTGAGCCCGAAATGCTGATGGGTGAAGAGACGGTCTATGTTACAGACTATGAGGAGCAGATAGCCAAATATCGTAGAGATTTTCATACAAGCATCCGTGACGCGTTTACGTATCCTGGTAATGTCAATCTACCGGCGAATCTAGCTGCCGCAAACACATATTTCGCAGCCAAAACTGCTGCGATGAATGCGGTTAGTTCTATAGGTCGCATAACGTATGCAGATGTGAAAAATTCTAGCAAAGCCGGTTTGATCTCGGCTAAACCCCGGTTTGTCTTAAATAAGGGAAGTCTCGGATTTACAAAGGGTGGGTACGAACATAGTGATAGAACACTTGAAAATACAGCTGTGAGAGAGGTGATGGAGGAGACCGGTGTAATTATAGAAGGAGGTAGACTGGTGGATACAGGTCAACTTCTCTATACGAACAAGAAGAAGGATACACAATATGTAGTCTATCTCTATAAACTATCGGATGCCGAATACAGAGCAATTACTGATGGAGGTATTTTGCTGAGAAAGAATGCAGATTGGTACAATGAATTACAGAGCATCCGCTTTGCCAGACGTCCTGCGGTCTTTGCAAACGCGATTTCAGAAGAGGCTTATGGAACAGCTAAAGGGAGGCTTGTGGGTGGTACTAAGCGTTCACCTAACAAGACTAAGGCTAGACTGCGTCCCAAACGCCGGCTCTCTATAAAACTCACCACAATACCTGCTGATACAGTCTATACTGAGACGCAGAAGTCTCGCTTCTGCGGACAACACGCATTGAACCATATCCTACAGGAGCAGAAATTTATCAGTCCAGCGGGTCCTATCGCTCTGAAACACAAGCGACTCGATGGTAAGATAGACTTGAAGGCCTTCTGCAAATATGTCCGTACATCCTCACGTAAAGCTCTGGGTCCGGCTGCGAACGAGACGATCGATTGTCCTGCCGACGGCGACTATCAAGCAGACATTCTGGTACGTGTAATAAAGGATGAAATGAGATATACTGTGACCGAGTTACCGTTTCACGAGGAGGGGGTTGAGGCCTTGAAGCAGCAGCTCCCTATCGTAAGACCACGCTTATTGGGTCTATTAGTAAATCTAGGAGGGTATCACTGGACAGCCGTAGTCAGCCGAGCAAGACAACCGTATCATCTCTATATAGATTCAATGGAGATACCCAAAACCTTTGATCTGATGACAGATACAGTCATGATCGATCGATTATTGAAACTCAACCCGTACCGCATCTACATGATCAGCATCCCCGAATCAGGAGCCTATTACCGATGCCGCCAGTGCTGAGCAGCGGTCAAACCGCGTGTTTAAAGACCCAGGACCAATAAGATGGTTCTCAACTATATAGGCAGCAAGAGGACACTTGCTACCCGTATAATAGCTGAATTCCAGAAGGAGTGGCCCGACCTTTCAGGGACAGATCTTGTGGACGCCTTCGCAGGTACTGGTGCCATTGCTGTTGCCGCCGCCCCGCACGTGAGATCCCTGATAGTTAATGATTGGGAGGATTTCTCTGTGGCCGTTTTGAGAGCACAGTTCAACCCTCCACCAAACATTACTGCTCTTATCACACAGTTAGATCAGACACCCCCAAAAACAGGGCTTATTACAAATACCTATAGCGAGCAGGCAGGTCGTATGTATTTCACCACGTTGAACGCTCAACGAATTGACGGTATCCGTGAAGCACTCCGTTCGAGTAGCTACACTACAGCCGAACGCGACTATCTCCGTGGGGCACTCGTCGCCGCTGCTGACTCTGTGGCTAATGTGGCTTCAGTCTACGGAGCCTATCTGAAGAATTTTAAGAATACCTCAACAAATCTCTTACATCTACACGTACTCCCCCCCTCACAACGTCGAGCATCCGTTTTACAGATGGACACCCAACAGCTTGCGGTAGACCCGACTCATGTCACTCCTGAAACACTGATCTATCTGGATCCACCCTATAATCAACGTCAATACGGAGCAAATTATTTCCCCTTGAATGCGGTAGCTGATATTAACGCCGATTCCCTAAACGTGAATGGTATTACGGGTATCCCAGCAGACGGCTACAAAAAGTCGCAGTGGTGCTCCAGAAAGACGGTCCATCAAGCACTAAAAACTATTTTAGAGGGGACGCCGGCACGTAAGCTGGCCCTCTCCTACAATCGCGAGGGTCTACTGACACACGAAGAGATTGGTAGTCTCTTTACAGCGGCAGATTGGGAGTTTAAACGTGTAGAGATTCCTTATAAGCGATTCGCTTCGCAGAGGGATTTAGAGCCAAATACTGTCGAATATCTCTTTCTTGCGACTCGCAAGTGAAACATTGTATTCAGTTTAAAGTGGCTGTAGGAGACCCTACCAGATGCTTCTCGATATTAAACATACTCTGGATACGATGGGTATAAATGTGGAGGGGATTCTTCATATAGGTGCTCATCTCTGCGAAGAGTTGGAGACGTATAAGAAGTGGAATGTCAATCCAAATAATGTGGTTTGGGTAGACGCTAACGAACAGCTTGTTGAATATAACAGAGCACGGGGTATTCCAAATGTCTATTGTGCCGCTCTAGATGAGATGACCCGTGAAGCAGAATTCAGAATCACAAACAATGGGCAGTCATCGAGTCTGCTGGAGTTAGGCACCCACAAAACGGATTATCCTGACATAGTTGTGATAGAGACCCGAAAAGTCACGACTATAGATCTCCCTGAATTTCTACGTCAGAATCGCCTCGAACCAACGGACTACAATCTCTGGAACCTTGATATTCAGGGGATCGAGTTACAGGTTCTACGCGGTGCATCCACCCTTTTGGATCAAGTAGACGCAATCTATACAGAGGTGAATAGTCAGGAGGTCTATAAGGGAGCTGGCTTAGTAAACGAGATAGACACTCTATTGCAAGCCCATGGACTGAAACGCGTTCTAACTTATATGACCGGAGCGGGTTGGGGCGACGCCCTCTATGTTAGAATTTGACTCCCGTAACCGAATTATAATCGTTATATAAGATATAAAATGCCCCGCCGTGCCGCTACCATGAAGCGTAACGCCAACAAGCACCGTGCGGTCACCCGGTCTATGACCAAGGTCACCAAGGCCAAGCGTCAGGCCGCGGCGGCTAAGGCCCGTAACACGCTCCGTAATATGCGTGCCGCCACACACCGCCCCGTCACGCGTTCAATGACTGCCGCCAAGAAGATGGCCAAACATGCTGCGAAGAAGCTCTCCGCCATATTTGAGTAAATCTCATACCGAATCTATCATCCGATACAGAAGTTAACAACACACCGTGTTGTTAACTTTTGTGCCGTCAAATATATGACGTTAGATAGACTTGATAAACTCCCACCCCATGTCGTCGCAGATACACTGCCAGATCTTGTCCTGCATATAGAGTTTCTCACGTGACTTGAGTAAAGGAAAACACGGTAGAAATTCGTCGAGTTCCAACAGCTGGCAGAATTTGTATAGCACGTACGAATACGACAAAAAGTTAGATCGTCCCTTAGGACAGTGCTTGATAAAGGACGGTTGAATCTCACGGAACATGAAGCGGAGCTTATCCTCGACCTCGCGCGACAGCACAGGTGCCTGTACACCGTTGAGACGGTTCATGATGTGAGCCACGTGCTCATAATACTTGCTCAGCTTCAACTTCTTCAGTATCTCACGCAGCTTGGAGGGTTTCAGTTTACTGGTATCCGTGATCCGCTCCTTTTTCAGTTCGCTCTGGATCTGCTCAAAGATCTCCTGTGGGATCTCTGTCGTCTCCTTGGCCTGGAACTGAGCCAACCACTCATTCAAGTGATTGATCTTTTTGTAAGCAAAATACGAGATCTCACGGGGCGGCTCCTTGTAAGAGGGCTTTTCCGAATCAATCAGAATAAAGTCCTGGAATCCGCACTTGGAGCAGTTCAGCAGTGCTTCGTTCTGGGCAAAGCACATCTCGTTATCACAGAGAGGGCAACAGCCATAGTCGGATTCTATGCCTGAACCAGGCATAATGCCAGATTTGATAGCTGTAGGCTCCACAATAGAGAGGTACTTTTCTAGAGCCTTATCACGTCGCATACCGTCTAATTCAATGGCTATTTCAGAAGCAACTCGTGGGGTCTTCACCCTATTCTCTTTTACAGGTCGCTCTTCAAATATAGGGTTATCACTCTTGAAATAGGAGAGAACAGAATTAGTGGGGGTACGTAGTCGTCCAAGTTTCTCATTATTTATTGAACCACCCGTCGCAATTCGTTGCTGTGTATCATAGTGAGCGAAGAGAATGTCTCCAACATTAAGATAGTAGTCCATCTGATCCTTATCCGATTCTATGTCGGCTATACGCTTACTGATATCGATCTCCATATCGAGGGCCTCTTTATGCTCATCGTTGAATCTGGACTCTATAGGCCAACCAGCCAATCTTTCACGAAGCTCTGTCAGCTCAGTACGGAGCTGTGGTAATGACTCGCGTGTATCCTTGAATTTCCTTATTTTGTTATTATGGAATCCCTCTAACGTAGTTAACTTATCTCCCTGTAGCTCGGTACTTGACTCAAATAAGGATGGTAGTGGGACTAATAACTCATTTAGTGAGAAATTTGACATTTTGATATGGTATTCCCATAGAAGTCTGTTTAGGTGCCATTGTCAACTAAACGCAGATTCACCGCGGGCATTATTCTCTCCCGGCGATTTTTTTTCGGAATAGGAGGTATAAGACAATATGGGTGGTGGTGGACTAATGCAGCTCGTGGCCTACGGCGCCCAGGATATCTACCTTACGGGTAACCCCCAGATCACCTTCTTCAAGGTCGTGTACCGCCGCCACACGAACTTCGCTATGGAGGCTATCGAGCAGACCTTCAACGGCTCTGCCAACTTCGGCAAGAAGGTGACGTGCACAATCTCGCGCAACGGCGACTTGATCCACCGCATCTACCTCCAGGCCACGCTCCCCTCAGTGGTGCTCGCTGCCTCTGACGGCTCTGGTGCCCAGTTCCGCTGGCTCAACTGGGTCGGTCACAACCTGATCGCCAACGTCGAGCTCGAGATCGGTGGCCAGAAGATCGACAAGCACTACGGCGACTGGCTCCAGATCTGGAATGAGCTCACGCAGGAGGCCGGCAAGCAGGCTGGCTATGCCGACATGGTTGGCAACGTGCCTTCGCTCGTGAACCTCCTCACCCAGGGCGGCGAGAACTGCGACAACGACTGCGCGCAGGGCGAGCCCAACGCGTCGTCCGAGGTTCTCTCGTGCGCGCCTGAGTACACGCTCTACATCCCCCTCCAGTTCTGGTTCTGCCGCAACCCTGGCCTTGCTCTTCCCCTCATCGCTCTCCAGTACCACGAGGTTAAGATCAACCTCGAGTTCAACGACATCAAGAACCTCTGCTGGGACATGACGGCCTCGTCTGGCCACCTTGTCCGCGACCGCGTCTCGCAGGCCGGCCTTGTCTCCGCGTCGCTCTACGTCGACTACGTCTACCTCGACACGGACGAGCGCCGCCGCTTCGCCCAGGTCTCGCACGAGTACCTCATCGAGCAGCCCCAGTTCACGGGTGGTGAGTCTGTGACCTCCTCGGCGAACAAGATCCGCATGAACTTCAACCACCCTTGCAAGGAGCTTGTCTGGGTTGTTCAGCGCGATTCGTTCGTGTCGTGCGATGACTCTGTCGTCGGCCCCTGGAAGGGCCAGCAGCCCTTCAACTACTCCGACTGGTGGGACCGCGCCGTCCTCGAGTCCGGCTACTCGGTCACCCGCGTCGAGGGCCTTGCCGGCAAGAACCCCGTCGTCACGGCCAAGATCCAGCTCAACGGCCACGATCGCTTCACGGAGCGCGAGGGTCGCTACTTCAACCTTGTCCAGCCCTACCAGCACCACACCAACGTGCCTGCGGTTGGCATCAACGTCTACTCGTTCGCCCTCAAGCCCGAGGACCACCAGCCCTCAGGCACCTGCAACTTCTCGCGTATCGACAATGCCACGCTCATCCTCACCCTCTCCAACAACACGGTGGGTGCGGACAACTCGGCGCAGGTCCGCGTCTACGCGACGAACTATAACGTGCTCCGCATTATGTCTGGCATGGGTGGCCTCGCGTATTCCAATTAAGAATCTTTTATATGGGACTTCCCATATGGATTTTTGGTTGCTCAAAAAGTTCAAACATACACGCAGTCCAAAATTGACATCTGTATATTTAGATGCTGTCATTTCATAAATGTCAACATGCACATCCGTAGTCACTTGCAGAGCATTAGTTACAGGTAGACGTAGCGGTGAGCAGTGTCGGTTTCCTCCCATAGAGACGAACGCGTACTGCGGCCGCCACCAGCGTAACTACCAACATGAACAGCTGACAAGCAGCGGCAAGATCCCCTGCTCCAAGTTCTTCAGAGGTTGCAACGCAACAGTGGAGAGAGCCGGTATGTGCGCCGACTGTAGAGTCAGGTACCAGCCCAACTCCAAGACAGGAGCGTGCAAACACGTGGGTTGTCGGTTCAAGACTAAGGGGCAGGACTTCTGCGGTAAACACAGTCGTGACGTCCACCTTGCAGAGGAGAAGGAGAAGAATATCAAGTACTGTGATATCGCTAGAGGGTGCATGACCGTCTGTGAGGAGGGATACACGCGGTGCAGAGACTGTCGAGAGAAGTGCAATGCCCGCGAAAAGGAGCTCCGTGACGAGCGAACCGTGATGCACAACGTGATTGTAGAGGTGGGTGGAGAGAATCAACTCTGTGTGAACTGTGGATCAGACTATACTGCTTTCACTACGCGTTACAATAAACAGAGTCTACTCTGTCAGAAGTGTAACGCCACCAATACTAAGCAGGACGCAAAACGCGTTGATAGAGTGAGAAACTACAAGGCGGAACACCTGCAGAACATGGATATCTTCTATAACGACTACATTCGGAGTGCCACTAAGCGGGGGCTAACCATCAACCTCCAGGTAGACGACTTCAAAGCCATGGTAGTTAAACCCTGTTACTACTGCGATTACTTCAAGGAGACGGAGGTCAATGGTATCGATCGGATCAATAACGACATAGGGTACGAGAAGACCAACTGTGTTCCCTGTTGCGACCTCTGTAACAGGCTCAAGCACTATTTCCATCCCTCGTTCTTCATCAGACTCTGCCATATATTCAACGGAGCAACGGCTCCGAAAGAATTCTATGCAGACTGGCCTGAGTACTACGGACGTGCAAACAACAACAACTACACCAACTACAAGAAGATGGCAGCTCAGAAACGGGATATGAAGATGGAGATCAGTCAGGAGGAGTGGGATAGACTGACTCGGCAGGCCTGCTATCTCTGCGGATTTCGCAGTGTGCGAGGAATAGGACTGGACCGTGTGGACAATACAGAGCGTGTCTATCGTCTAGAGAATCTGAAACCCTGTTGCGGGACATGTAATGATATTAAGTCTACATTCAGTCTAGACCAGATTAAAACGCAGTCGGCTCGTATTGTAGCACTGTGGCCTACAACGGAGGAATTCGATTCGTTTCCACGAGTGAAAAATCCGATGAGAGAAAAAGGAGATTTTAAACCAGAGAGTCAAGAGCGTACGCACTGGAAGGCGAACGGTATCTACTATGATATTCTTGCCGATAGAGATGATTTCTACACTGAAAATGAGGCACATGTAAGAGAGACCGATTACCAAGCCCTAAAAGCTGCTGTCAAGACCTCGACCAGGGCTGAAGCCCTAAAGCTGATAAAAGGACTTCTGTACTCAGTGAAAAAATCCAAACGTTAGGGCAATACAGCGTATTTTCCGCCAAAATACTGGCTTGGTTTGTGTATCACAAACTTAACTTCGGTACAAGACGTTACTGCCCCAACCAGTGCCGATCCCAGTGAAAGACCGTCCGTAGATACGAATTGTCCATCACGCTACAACCCTCCAGCTGGAAGAGCCGGCCGAAAGCCGGCTCCTTATTCATCCAGAAGCCCCATTCACCCTGGAAGGAGGGGATGTGGGTGTGATAGGCATGACCGCCGCCACCGGCACCCTGCTGTACGATCTCCAGACCTGGACGGCGACGTGGTTCCACGGGACCTACGTGGGATACGATCCCACCGCCCTGACGCAGGCTGCGATGGATCAGATGCCAGAAGACAGGTCCATAAAGTACCTCTTCTTGAGGATCCGGATCAGGTAAGTCGATAATAACAATATCATACCGTGCCGCCCGTTCCATTGTATCCAAGAAAGTCATAATATCTTGGTTATAGTATGTGACGTATCCGCTCTCATAAACACTGTTAGGTGCATATCGTAGGTATCGTCGACAGATGTTAACAAGCTCACCGTCGATATCGACCCAGTCCACGTGTCGGACTTTGTTGGGCCCCCATTTGAGTACTTCCCGCACAGTCGCCCCCTCTGCTCCACCGATCACCAACACACTCTTATCGTCACGACTATCTAGCGAGTGCATGATGGGGTGTACCAGCGTCTCGTGATAGATCGCCTCGTCATAGGAGGCCGATTGTAGCTCACGATTCAAGAAGAGCATCCGACCATAGTCGGCATTCTCCACGATCACCACCTCGGCCACCTCTGTCTGTGTAGCAGCAAGGCATCGTTGAACGGGGTATCGTGTGGAGGTCTGTTGGAGAGGTGCAGACTCTTGGTAGTAACCGTCCTGTTCGATCTGGCGTGTACTCTGCATTTTGACTTTTAGACTATCTGAAACTCACGTCATCAAGTTTTCGATTCGCTGGCCAAGAAGTGCCGCCGACAGACAGGCTGATATGAATCTGCCCCTCCAACATTTGCTCCACCTTCCAGAGTGGCCGTTACCATTGCTGAAGTTGTAGCCGAAGTGAACCGGGCCGGTGTCCCGTCTCCACAGAGCTTACAGAAGGCGTAGAGCCGCTGGACTTCGTCTGCCAGTGGAATCAGCTCTAGAAGGCGACCGAAAGGCCGGCGATGGGCGTCGCCGTCCAGGCCCACTACGACAAGATCCTTCCCAGCCCCTTCCACAGCCGCCAAGGCAAACTCCACTATGTCAGCAAAGAACTGTCCCTCCTCTACAATGATCAACCGTGCCTGTGCGAACTCGGTAGAACCCAAGAGCCCCATCAGGTCACTACGGGCGACCGCCGCACAGGACTGCTTATCGTGATTGACCACGACCGCATTTGCCGCCTCAGGATCTACGTAACGCGTATCGGCTGTATGTTTCACAACCAGGACGGACCAACCGATCGCCTGCCGCCGCCTAACAATCGACTGTAGAGCCGAGGATTTTCCGGCAAACATTGGTCCAATGATCAATTCTAGTCGCATCTTCTACATACCACCTCTCCTTTGTCATAGCTCAATTTTTACAGATATAAAGTGAATCAATTTGAAGGCCCCCATCGCCGAAAAAAGCACTTTAAAAAAGGCTTAGTCTAGCAGATAGCATGCCAAACCTTCAGAACTCAAGTGAAACCGAAACCATTGTTGGAATTCAGTTCGGCGTCTTCAGTCCTGATGAGGTTGTACGTCGCTCAGTTGTGGAGATTACAAGCCACGTTGCTATGGAGGGTAAGATCGGTGGTCTCTTTGACCCCCGGATGGGAGTCCTCGAAAACGGCAAGCTCTGTCGTAGTTGCGGGTTGAATAACCACAACTGCCCTGGCCACTTCGGTCACTACAAACTCGCCCGCCCAGTCTACTATATCCAGTTCTACAAGCTGGTGATGAAGATCCTACGCTGTATCTGTGTAAAGTGTGGTAAGCTCCGCATCGATAAGAACCGCTACCGCCATCTTCTCAGGTCGAAGGGCGAGGCTCGCTGGAAGCAGGTCCTAGAGCTCTGTTCCAAGATCACGCGCTGCGGTGAGGATATCGAGGATGGTTGTGGTGCCCGCCAGCCCAGCAAGTACAAGGATGAGGATATCTGTCGTATTGTCGCTGAGTGGAAGGATATGCCTGAGCTCCCCGACGATCCTGAGGCCATGGCTGGTCTCAAGGACGGTGTGATTGAGCGGTATCTTGAGCCCGAGTACGTCTACCGCCTCCTTCGCCGCATCAGCGACGAGGACGTAGACTTTATGGGATTCAGCCGTTTCTGGTGCCGCCCTGACTGGATGATGTGCACGGTACTCCCCATCCCGCCACCCCAGGTCCGCCCGTCTGTCCTTCAGGACAACAACCAGCGGTCAGAGGACGATCTGACGCAGAAGCTGATCGACATCATTAAGACCAACCACAATCTCACGCAGAAGATTCAGCAGAATGCGAAGAAGAAGGCCATCGATGAGTGGACAAACGTTCTACAGTACCACATCGCTACGCTGATCGATAACGAGATCCCTGGTGTCGCTCCATCGGCTCAGCGTAGCGGCCGCCCCCTGAAGTCGCTTCAGCAGCGCCTAGGATCCAAGGAGGGCCGCATCCGTAACAATCTACAGGGCAAGCGTGTAGAGTTCTCCGCCCGCTCGGTTATTACGCCGGACCCGAATATCTCGGTCGCCGAGCTGGGTGTCCCGCTCAAAATCGCAATGAATCTCACTCACCCTGAGCGTGTGACGGCATTCAACATCGATCGCCTCTACGCTCTGATCCAGAACGGTCCGGACAAGTACCCTGGTGCGAAGACTATTGTGCGTGCTGCTGACGGCCGTATGATCTCTCTCAAGCACGTGAACGCTAAGGAGATCCAGCTCTACAGCGGCGATATCGTCAACCGCCACATCATGGATGGTGATATCGTACTGTTCAACCGCCAGCCATCGCTTCACCGCATGTCGATGATGGGGCACAGAGCAAAGGTCCTCCCCTACAACACATTCCGCCTGAACGTCTCAGTTACGGCTCCCTACAATGCAGATTTCGATGGTGACGAGATGAACGCTCATATTCCGCAGTCGATTGAGGCAGCCATCGAGCTTCGCGAGATTGCAGCGGTCCCTCTACAGATCGTGGGTCCCCGTGAGTCGAAGCCTATCGTATCGGTGGTACAGGATACTCTTGTCGGTGTCAACCGTTTCACCCGTCCCAATATGTTGTTCAATCGCCGTGAGGCGATGAATCTTCTTGTCTGGGCTCAGCGTTGGGACGGCAATCTACCAGCACCGGCTGTGAGTGATCCTCACCCCCTCTGGTCAGGTGCTCAGCTTCTCTCAACCCTATTGCCACCCGTAAATCTGGAGATGCGTAACATCTCCTTCGACGATGCGAAGGACAACTTCGATTCCCCAAATTTCGTGAAGATCCACAACGGTATCATCAAGCAGGGGATCCTGGATAAGGACGTGTTCTCCAAGGCACTGATCCACGTGATCTACAACGATTACGGGCACGAGGTGACTGTCGACTTCCTGGACTCATTGCAGCGGATGATGGCGAACTTCCTGATGAATTCGGGTTTCTCGGTAGGCATCTCAGATCTGATTGCCGATGAGGAGACGAAGGGGCAGATCGAGACGGAGTTGTCGGTCCTCAAGGGCCAGATTGAGGATATCTTGCTCCAGGTCCACACGGGCCTCTTCGATAACTCGTCTGGTCGCTCAAATCACGAGGAGTTCGAGTCGAAGATCTTCGCCACGCTGAACAAGGTTATTGATCGTGCAGGTAAGGCGGGTCGTAACTCGCTAAGCGATGACAACCGCATGACGAACATGATCAAGGCGGGCTCGAAGGGTTCTAACACCAACGTAGCTCAGATGATTGCCGTTCTAGGTCAGCAGAACATCGAGGGCAAGCGTATCCCCTACGGATTCCAGGACCGGACACTACCGCACTTCAAGCGGTTCGATGACGGTGCGGCCGCCCGTGGGTTCATCGAGTCCTCCTTCGTGAAGGGCCTCACCCCTCACGAGTTCTTCTTCCACGCTATGTCAGGTCGCGAGGGTCTTATCGACACGGCTGTAAAGACGGCCGATACAGGATATATGCAGCGTCAGCTGGTGAAGGCCATGGAGGATCTGACGATCCAGCACGATGGCTCAGTCCGCGACGCTGTGGGGAACATCATCCAGTTCTCCTATGGTGAGGACAGTATCAACTGTACCAAGATCGAGAGCCAGCCCCTGAATCTGGGTGCAATGACGGATGCACAGATCAGTGAGGCCTATGCCGTACCTGGTGCATCTGCCAAGGTGCAGGCTGCCTATATTGCCGCAGGGATGGAGGATCGTCGCATGCTGGTGGAGCGTGTATTCCGTAGTCGCCTGGAGAAGGCAGACAAGCAGAATGTCTACTATCCTGTCCACCTGGATCGACTGATCCACACTGTTGCCCGTCAGTTTGAGTTCACGGGCAAGGAGACGCCGGTCACGGGTGAGTACCTGATCCAGCTTCAGACCTCTATTGCTGAAAGGACAGCTCCTCGCAACCGTCTCTGGCACGCCCTTCTCCGCTACCACATGGCTCCTATCAAGATGACCAAGCTCCGCTACAGTCGTGAGGCTGCAGATCTTCTTGCGGAGCAGATTGTACTGAAGCACTGGAAGGCAATGGCCAACCCTGGTGAGATGGTGGGCATCATTGCCGCCCAGTCTATTGGTGAGCCCAGTACGCAGATGACGCTCAACAGTGTGGACTGGGATACACGGATCATGATCGCCAAGAACGGGCGTATTATCAGTCCGCAGATCGGCGAGTTCATCGACAACTACCTGGAGTCGGCCCCAGAGGCCAAGATCCAGCGTCTTGCCAACGATCAGATCTACATCGATCTCGACGACGGTAACGATTGGCAGGCTATCTCCTGTGACACGCAGGGCAAGATGGTCTGGACCAAACTGGAGGCCATCACCCGCCACCCTGTTATTAACGAAGATGGTACTGACACTATCCTAGAGGTCACTCTCCAGAGCGGCCGCAAGGTCAAGGCCACCAAGGGGAAGTCCTTCCTGAGCCTGGTGGAGAATCAGATTAAGGAGGTCAATGGCTCTGACCTTCAGGTGGGAACCGTTGTGCCTATCGCCAACAGCCTCGCCCTCTCCGGTATGACCATAGTAGAGTCAAACGGCATGCTAGTAGCCGAGGCTATTAAATCTGGTCTACCCGACTGGGTTCTACAGGCTGACGACCACTATGTAAAGGATCTTGTTGCCGAGCTTATGGAGACGTACGGTCAGATCGATACAACAATAACCATGATCCTCCCAACCTCTGAGTTTCTGATTCGCACCCAGCTTCTATTAACGCGGTTTGGTATCTTCAGTAGTTCTGCAGAGACTACACTGACTGTGGCAGCAGAGTTCAATACTCTGTTTGCTAAGACCTTCCATATCGAGTCAACCGACATGCAGAAGGCAGTTAACCGACTGGTAGACTCAATAAACACCCATACCAAGATGGGCGACATTGTCTGGGATACAGTCAAGACCATCAAG